CATTACGGCTGCAACAGCAAACGCGGCAACGGCACTAAGCGCCGCCGGCCGCCGACATCGACGGGCTCGACCTCGCGCACCTGGTGACACACCGTGACCGCCGCGCCCTAGGGGGTGGGGGGTCAGTTTTCTGTGCGTCATCCTCCTGACCGCGCATCTCTGCAGTTTTTCTCTCCCTAGCGCGTCTCTGGAGGCTGTCGTGTCCGTTTCCGACGCCGCCGCGACGGGTGACCGCGCGGCAACCTTGGCCGCGATCCGCGACAACCTGGCCGCGCGCCTCGACGACCCCGAGATTCGTGACGCCGCATCTGTGGCCCGTCAGCTCGTCGGGGTTTTGGATGCGCTGGCTGAGGGGCCGGCCGAGGAGGCCGATTTCATTGATGACCTTAGAGCGCGGCGTGCAGCTGCCGAGGCTGTCAAGCGTTCCGCCAAGAAGTGACTCTGCTGGCGCTGACGCGGTTGCGTTGTGCGCGTCTGCTGGGCTAGTGCTCGACCCGTGGCAGGCGTTCACGATGGAGCAAATGCTAGGCCGCCGAGACGATGGGACGTGGTCGGCGTTTGAGGTCGGGCTAGTTGTTGCTCGCCAGAACGGCAAGGGCGCCGTGCTTGAGGCCCGCGCCCTGGCTGGTCTTTTCATGCTCGACGAATCGTTGATCCTGTGGAGCGCGCACCAATTCAAGACGGCACGCGAAGCGTTCCGCCGCATGGTTTATCTCATTGAGAACACGCCCGCGCTGAAATCGCGCGTGAAGAATATCCGCACCTCGCACGGCGAAGAGGGCGTCGAACTCAAGACCGGCCAACGGTTGCAATTCGTGGCGCGCTCGAGGACGAGCGGCCGCGGCTTCACGGCCGACGTCGTCATCCTCGACGAGTGCCAGGTGCTCGACGCCGAAGACATGAGCGCGCTGATCCCGGTCCTGTCGACGCGGCCGAATCCGCAGGTGATCTACACGGGCACCGTCGACGATCAGGCCACGCATCTACGCGGCTTGCGCGAACGCGCGCTAACTGGCACCGACGCGTCGCTCTGCTATCTGGAGTGGAGCGCACCCGAGGAGTCCGACCCGGCCGACCCGGAGGCGTGGGCGGCGGCTAATCCTGCGATGGGTATCCGCATCTCGGCCGAGCACATTGGCCGCGAGCTCGCCGCGCTCTCAGGCGATGTCGACTGGTTCCGCCAGGAGCGCCTGTCCATCTGGCCTAAGCGTGTACCCGATGGTGTCTTCAACGATGACCAGTGGGCGGCGTGCCAAGACGAGGCGAGCGTCATGCTCGACCCGGTCTGTTTCGGTGTCGACGTTTCCCTCGACCGCTCATGGTCGGCGATCTCAGTGGCCGGCCGTCGAGACGATGGGCTCACGCACGTCGAGCTCGTCGACTACCGGCGCGGCACCTCGTGGGTTGTTGAGCGTGTGCGCGAGCTGGTCGAGCGTTGGTCACCTGGCGCCGTTGTTGTCGACGCCGGCGGGCCTGCTGGTTCACTGCTCGCCGACTTTGAGGCCGCGCGCGTGCCCGTTGTCCTGACTTCGGCGCGCGATGTCGCGCAAGCCTGCGGCGGATTTTTTGACGCGGTCGACGGCGGATTCATTCGCCACCTCGGCCAGTCCGACCTTTCGGCCGCTGCACTCTCGGCGCGTCGTCGACCTCTCGGCGATGCGTGGGCGTGGGCTCGCAAGTCGTCCACCGACGTCGACATCTCGCCGCTCGTCTCGGCGACCTTGGCGCACTGGGCGTCCCGCTCTACCGGCGCCAAGACTGAGCCGTCCGTCTACGTGATCTGAGGAGGTTCGCCAATGATGTGGCCGTTGCTACTGATCCTGATAGGCGGAGTTCTCTTGGTCGCTGGCGTTGCCATGCTGTCAATTCCTGCGGCGTTCATGGTGGCGGGCGTCGCGCTCGCGGCCGTTGGCCTTCTCACTGATTCGGATGTGTTCTCACGATGACCCGCGTCATTGATCGCATCCGTGGCGGTGACCGCTCGCTTCTGCCCGAGCCCGAGCTCGTGGCGTTCATGTCGCAGAGCTACGGCGGTACAACCTCTGAGCGGATCGTCAACACTTACCGCGACTATGCCGCGCTCGGCTACGCGGCCAACTCTGTGGTCTTCGCGTGCGTGCTCGCTCGTATTCAGATGATCGCCCAGGCGGAGTTCCGCTTTCAAGACATTGCGACCGGCAAGCTGTACGACGACCCCGAGCTGGAAATTCTGCGCCGGCCGTGGGCCAACGGAACCACCGGCGACTTGCTCGCACGGATGGAACAGCACAACTCGATCTCTGGCAACGCGTTTGTACGCCGTGACGGTGACATGCTTGTCGTGCACCGACCTGACTGGGTGACGGTCATCACGTCGCCGTCCTACGCGGGCCGCCATGATGTCATCGGTTATACCTACTGCGAGGGTGGCCTAGGCCAGGGCGCTGAGTTTGATTTCAACGTCGAAGATGTCGCGCACTGGTCGCCGATCCCTGACCCACTCGCGCGGCACCGCGGCATGTCTTGGCTGACTCCGGTACTGCGCGAAATCAACGCCGATGTCGCCATGACTCGCCACCGGCAGACGTTCTTCGACAACGCGGCCACGCCGAACCTGATGTTGAAGTATCAGCAGAAGCTAAACAACGAGACGCTGATGTCAATTAAGGAACGCTGGCAGGCACGCTACGGCGGACCCGCTGGAGCCGGTGGCACAGTCGTCCTCGACGAGGGCGCTGACCTTACTGTCGTGGGCTCATCGTTCAAGGACATGGACTACGACACCGTGCAGTCCGCCGGTGAGGCTCGCATCGCTGCGGCTTCCGGTGTCCCTGCCATCGTCGCGGGCCTCTCGCGCGGCCTTGACGCCGCGACCTACTCGAACTACGAGCAGGCACTCAAGGCGTTCGGCAATGGCACGATGGCTTTCCTGTGGCAGTCGGTCGCCGCCGCGCTCTCGCCCCTGGTGCGCGTTCCTGATGGCTCGCGGCTTTGGTATGACGTGAGCGGTATTCCTGCGTTGCGTGATGGTGAGGCCGAGCGCGCCGCCACCATGCAAGTGCTGGCGCAGACGGCGAGCACGCTGCTTACCGCGGGCTACGAGTCCGACTCGATCGTCGACGCGCTCACCTCGGGCGACATGACGCTCCTCAAGCACACCGGCCTCGTATCAGTCCAGCTCTACAAGCAGGCGGCGTTGCACGACGCGGCGCAGCCTGTCGACAAGATTCCCGTCTTTCCGTCGACCGAGGTCAAGCCTCCGACGCTGACGGGCGCGTGACGTGATGGGGCGCTCATCCAATCCGAAGGGAATCAACGTGGACGCTCTCAGTCGCTCCTATACCACCGAGCTCGAGGTGAGGTCCGACGGTGACGGCCGCACCATTCAGGGCATCGTCGTGCCCTACGGCCAGACCGCCAAGGTGTCTGACGGTGGCCCGTCGTATCAGGAGCGGTTTCAGCGTGGCGCGTTCTCAAAGTATCTAAGCGAAAAGCCCGTCGACCGCTTCGCCCTGCGGCTGCTCTCCCAGCACGACGCCAACAAGCCGCTTGGCCGTGCCGTCGACATGGTCGAAACTGATGCGGGCCTGCTCGGTTCGTTCCGCGTTTCCGACACCGCGCACGGCCGCGATCAACTTGAGCTTGTGCGCGACGGCGTGCTTGGCGCTTTCAGCGTCGGGTTCATACCAATGCAGGCCAAACGCGACGGGTCCATCACTGTTCGCACCGAGGTCGCACTGAGAGAGGTGAGCCTAGTGACGTTCCCGGCCTATGAGGGCGCGGTCGTCACCGGCCTGCGCCAGTTGGCACCTGATGAGCAGATGCTCGCCCAGCAGTTGCTCGCTTGTCTCACTGTCGCCGACGTGAAACTTGACCCGATCATTGACGCGCTTGCGTGTGCCGATGGCGCGCTCGACATGGCGCAGTCCGTCATTTCTCAGATTCTCGGTATCCCTAACCCGAACATGGACGACGAAGAGGCCGAGGGCATGGCCTACGACATGGCCGGAATGGGCGCCGACATGGGCGACATGACGCCCACGCAAATGTCGTCCTCACTGACTTCCCTCGCGCGACGGCTTGACGAAGCCATCGCCGCTAGGGCTTCCACCACTCCAACCGGAGCCGGTGCCGATGGGCCGCTCACGCACCCAGGTCGGTTCATTATCGCTCGCAACGTGTTGCGAGTGTCCCTCATCGAAAGAGGTATCAGAAAATGAGTAAGCGCATCGAGGAGCTGTCGACCACGGTCGACTCGCTCCGCACTGAGATGCTCGCCCTGGCCGACGTCGAGTCGCCCACCGAAGAGCAGGCGACCCGGTCACAGACCATCGTCGCCGAATACGACGAGGCTGTCACCAGCCTCACCTCTGCTCGCGTGCTTGAGGAGAAGGCCGCCGCGGTTCGTACCGCTGCCGCCGATCCGGCCAACCGCGAGTCTGGCTTCGGCGGAGCGCCCGAGGTCATGTTCAAGCGCTCACCGTTTGAGGGCGCCGACTCCGGCACCGTCAAGCGCATGGAGGCCGGTGAGGCCGCAGCCCGCGCCCTGACCGCCATCGAGTCGGCCACTGGTTACTCCAGTGACTGGCAGGAGCGCGCCACGCGTCTGATTGAGAACTCGGCCGAGGTTCACGTGACCACGCCCACCGAGGTCGCACGTCACGCGCTGCTCACCGGATCGCCGGCGTACCACCGCGCATTTCTCAAGGTGCTCCAGTACCCGATGGACTTCCACTCAATGCTGGAGCCTGAAGAGGCTGCAGCGTTCCGTGCTGCTCTGTCGACCACTGCCGCTAATGGTGGCTACGCGATCCCGTTCTTGCTCGACCCCACTGTGATCCTGACGAACACGGGCGCTGCTAACCCGTTCCGCCAAATCAGCCGGATTGAGACTGGTGTCTCAAACAAGTGGAACGGCGTTTCAAGTGCTGGTGTCACTGCTGAGTGGAAGACGGAGAACAGCACCGCCGCTGACGCTTCGCCGACTCTGGCGCAGCCCTCCGTCACGGCCTTCCTCGCTGACGCGTTCGTCGCGGCATCGTTTGAGGTGCTTGAGGACACGGCTCTCGCCAACTCCTTGCCGGCTCTCTTCGCTGACGCGAAGGACCGCCTTGAGGATGCAGCGTTCGCCACGGGTAGCGGCTCCGGCCAGCCCAAGGGACTCGTCACGGCCGTGACTGCTGTCACGGCTTCACGCGTCTCGCCCACCACGGGTGGAACGTTCACCACCGCCTCACGTGCCGACGTTGACTCCGTCATCGAGGGCGTGCCACCGCGGTTCCGCTCCAAGTCGTCATGGATCGCCAACTACACGACCTACGGCATCGTTCGCCGTATGGACCAGTACGGCGGTTCCAGCTTCTGGGCGAACCTCGGAGCGAACCAGCCCAACGAGCTGCTGGGCCGTCCGCAGTACGAGGCGTACAGCATGGTGTCGACGATCACCACGGGCAGCAACATCCTGCTCGCCGGTGACTTCTCGCAGTTCCTGATCTTTGACCGGATCGGTTCGACGATGGAGTACATCCCGAACACGTTCGACACCACGTCGGGCCGTCCTCTCGGACAGCGCGGCTGGTTCTACAACTGGCGCGTCGGCTCCGACGCTCTGGTACCTGGCGCGTTCCGCGTGCTGAAGCTCTAACAGTTCCAAACTTGCTGAGGGTCGACCGCAACCCGGTCGGCCCTCAGTGGGCACTGAAACACTCTGAGGGGAGTGGGGCGCGTGAAGGTAGTGAAGGACACGGTGGCCGTCGGCTATTGCTACGGCCAAGAGGTCGCGTCGGGATTCTGCAACTCGTTGGCTGGGATGCTGGCCCACGAGCTGACGGCGGGCTCGCACCTGAGGACGCTGCTCCCGGTCTACTCGGGGGTGAACATCTCTTCTGGCCGCAACGAGATCGTCACGCAGTTCCTAGCGGGCGACGCTGAATGGTTGTTGATGCTTGACGCTGACATGACGTTCGACAGGTTTCTCGTTGAGCGCCTGGTCGATGCTGCCGACGCTAAGACAGCGCCGATTGTGGGCGCCCTGGCGTTCGGCGTCAATGACGGCGAACTCTTCCCGACCCTGTACTCAATGGTTGAGGCCGAGGACGGCGGGCCGCAGACGATCCGCTTTCTCGACTTCCCAGACAACGAACTATTTCAGGTCGTCGGCACCGGCGCCGCGTGCGTGCTCATCCATCGGCGCGTGTTTGAGGCCGTCGCCGCTAAACAGTTCTCGGTTGCCTACCCGTTCTTCCAAGAGGGCGAGATTCGCAACTCGCGCGTTTCGGAAGACATGACGTTCATGTTGCGCGCCGGGCAGCTCGGCTTCCCGGTGCACGTGCACACGGGCATCTCGGTTGGCCATCAGAAATCCTACGTCTTGACTGCGGACATGTACCGCTCACAGCGTCAGTTTCAGCTTGCCATGCGTGCCGTCGAAGAGAGCCAGGAGGTCAGTGAGTGAGCACTTACCCGGCCACCCTTGACGCCCTCACCAACCCGGCGCCAGGTGACAGCCAAGCCCTTGTCTCTCACTCGGGCCAGCACACCAACGCTAACGACGCCATCGAGGCGATTGAGGCCACGCTCGGCGTCAACCCTCAGGGCTCATCAGTCACGGTCAAGGCTCGACTCGACGCTACCGATTCGGCGCTCACTGGCTACGTGGCGTCGGCTTCATCGTCGGCTACCAGTGCTGCTACGTCGGCCACCACGGCCACCACGCAGGCGACTAATGCGGCCACGTCGGCCACGTCGGCGACCTCGTCGGCTACGTCGGCCACCACGTCGGCGACCACGGCGACGACGAAGGCCGCAGAGGCTGCCACGTCTGCGACGACGGCCGCCACGTCTGCGACGACGGCCACGACGCAGGCCACGACTGCGACGACGCAGGCCGCCACGGCGACGACTCAAGCCACCGCCGCTGCAACCTCGGCCACGAATGCCGCGACATCTGCGACCAGTGCCGGCACGTCTGCGACCTCCGCCACGAGCTCGGCCACCACGGCCACCACGCAGGCGACGACGGCCACCACGCAGGCCACCAACGCCGCAACGTCGGCGTCTGCTGCGAGCACGTCGGCAACCGCGGCCGCGACATCGGCAACGAACGCGGCCACTTCGGCAACCAACGCGGCAACCTCGGCCACCACGGCCACGACTCAGGCCACCGCCGCGGCCGTATCAAAGACAGCATCTGACGCCAACGTCGGCGCGCTGCGCTTGTACCTAAACGCGATATACGTCTAGAGGAGCATCATGGCAACCGCACCCGCTTTCGTCTCGACCCCGCGACTGACTGTCGCGTCAGTGTCGACGGCCAACACTGCCATCGATGGGACCGGCACGATCACCTCACTGATCACCGGCGTCGCCGCCGGTACCCGAGTGCTGGAGATTGCGGCGCAATGCTCAGCGACCTCGGCTGCTGCGCTGGTGAATCTCTTCATCAGTACCGACTCGGGCAGCACCTGGACGTTGTTTGATCAGATCGCTATTACCGCCGCGACCTCGTCAACCACCGTCAAGGCCAACCGCAACACGGCGACCTACCAGAACCTGATACTGCCCGGCACCGCGTACAGCATCGGCTGCACGACGACGATCTCGCAGGCCACGCGCGTCTACGCCCTCGCGGGCGACCTGACCTGACCGTGAACACCTTCACGCGCTGGCCGTCGGTTGACCGTTCGCCGACGCCGACAGGCTGGGCACGGCCGGCCAACCTGATGCCCGCCGTGGGTCCGTCGTCGTGGCCGCGTGGGCGTCGCGCGACCTCGGAGGCCGAAGAGATTCTTGCCACCGCTGAAGCGTGGTGGGATGTTGACCGCTCGGCGTACCGCGACGGTGACCGTTACCTTCGCAACATTGGGACGG